ACGCACTAAAGTTATCCATTTTGCGTGCAATCTCGTAAGTAGTCGGGCATAGAGTTATTGTTTTATGTCTCATATTACATTGGCAGTTTATAATCTTATATTAAATGTATGTATGTATTAGAGAAAAAAGGCCGGAGGCCATATATGGTATGGCTACTTGGCATAGGGTGGGTGTGCTGGGGAGAGTAACAATGGTGCGCTTTAGTAAAGAAGATTTAATCCTTGGATAGATGCGAACATGTTCGTTTAGTTTAATAACCGTCAATAACACCAGAGTAATATGGCGAAAGCAAAGACAGGTAGTTTCTACCTAACAGAAACGGTAACAATACCAGCAGCAAGCGCAGACGGCACAGTCGTTCAAGGATCAATAGACTTAGGAGCATACGTTAACGTACCAACCGGTCAAGCAATAGCAGTCGAAAGCGTTGACTTTGTTGTTCAAGGCGGTTCTACTAACTCACCAGACGTTGCTAACTTTCTTCAATCAAACGGTTCTCTAGGTTTCCAATTGACTGACTTGAATCCTGGTACTTCACTGGTTAGAGCAGACAATCAATCTTTAATCTCTTCTGGAGGACTTGGAATTGATAAAACCAACAACATCTCTACTCACACTCAAGATTTGTATCCAGATAACTTTGGTCCAGCTGCTTTGTCTGAAGCATTTATGGTTGTAAATGACCAAATGTATCTATGCGCTGGAAACTTTGGCGCGCTTACTGCTGCTGGAATTGCTTTATCGATTACAGCAAGAGTACGGGCAAGAGTCGTTAAACTATCTTCTGAAGACTGGATGGCAATCGCTATACAATCAACCGCTAGTGATAACTGAGGTGTTTACCTTGGTTAAAATAGAAGGGACTCTCGATGAAATACGAGAACTTGTTGGCGATGTTAAGCGGACTGTTAGCACTGTTAAGTCTACGTCTAAGAAAGTGGCTAAAGCGGCCAAAGGAACTACACGTAAACTATCAGCATGGCAGCGATACATCAAAAACAAATCAAACCACATTAAGTTTAAGCGTGGAGACAAAAAAGGAAGATTAGACCTTAAGCGTATGTCGGCTGCTTTCAAAAGGAGTAGAAAGAAATGAGGATTCCCTGGTCCATACCAAAGAAGTTTATTCCAGTAACTAAACTTAAAGTTAAACCATCACCTAAGAAAAAGAAGGAGGCTAAAAAATGAGTGAAGACATGGAAAGAATACTACGCATAGAGATTCCTTCATGTTATGTCTCTACTAAAGACCCTGAAGCATGGGATGACTTTGAGTTATCTAATGGTTGGAGTAATATTGGTAACGTTATGTACTGGCAAGGAAGTATAGATCTATCCGGTTATGCCATGGACCGTAAAACATTTTATCCAGTGACGGCTTTTACACAAGAAGCACAAGCGTACGTTTCATTTGGGGGTTCTGGTCAATCTGTATGGTATTTAGTTTCATCAATTCCGACAGACGTTAACAATTTACTAACTCAAATCGTTTATGCATCAGCACCAGGGTTTATTCAACCAAGCATTGCTAATGTTCCTCAAGATAATTGGACATCAATTTTGTTCGGACAATATGAAACTAACTTAATTAATACTACGTTGCCAGCATTAGGGATCTGTCAACCAATTCTATCTAGGCAATTTGGTTCGTTATCTCCAACTGCTGCAGATAAATTGTACGTAACAAAAGTAGTTCTTCCTACAACTATAGCAGGTGAAGTAGGAGACAGTCTCAGTATTCCATCATCTAGGATTGTTATACCTGGTACAATTAGAGAAGAACCTAAACTTGAGTACATGATGAGACTCAAGAGATCATACGAACTTGCTAACCAGGTGTAAACATGAATCAAGACTATCCGACGTTACGTCGCATAGGCAAATTGCTTTACGAAGGTTGGGAGAATAGACCCGACGCTCCTACTTGGGCTAAGCGTACACCTATGGGTTTATTCTATGAAGGACTCGAAGAAGTAGTAGACTTACAGTTTCAAGCTGCTCTAGCAATTAACCAGGGCAAGGTAGCAGGTAAAGACCAATATGGATCAGTAGAAAGAGAACGTGTAGAATCACTAGGAACTAAATTTATTTATTCTCCTGGTGGCTTTGTAGTTTAACGTGCTCACTCGTATGCTAAGAACCTCTGTGCACACTTTCTACAATGTAGTTTGATAATAGCATCTGTTAATACATCTAAACATTGTATTCATTGACACTACTATTTCGTGTATCTTTTGTTGATGCTCATCATAGTCGGGTGTTCTAAAGTACATATGCGACGCTGCTGATTCTAACATCTCTATAACTGGCAAGAATGCTTTCTTGTAACAATCACAACTCATTAGCAATCACACCCTACTGCTAAAGGAAATTCCTTTTGACATTCTTTGCATGGTGGATTGTTCATACCAATTCCTCCGCACATTTAAAACAAAATACAATTAAAGGACCATTATCTAACCAAGTAATTCCACATCCAACGCATTCATGCTCTGTCATTCAATCAACCCCAAGTAAGTAGTACCTTTGCCACATTTTTTACATGGCATTCTACCCTGGAGAAGAACAGGATCAGAATCTAAGAATGTAACGTCGCATGGTTCGCAATATGCACCATACTTTTCTTTGATTTCAGGCTTCGCTTTGTATTGTGTAGCCTGTTTCTTCATCAATTCTTGTCTAATCCACGCACTAAAGTTATCCATTTTGCGTGCAATCTCGTAAGTAGTCGGGCATAGAGTTATTGTTTTATGTCTCATATTACATTGGCAGTTTATAATCTTATATTAAATGTATGTATGTATTAGAG